ATAGGGCAAAAAATCGGTTTTGTGACGCTTACAGTCTAAAACCCAAAAAAACCCCGCGTTTTTATTTTTTTTTCAAGATTTTATTGGGCCTATGTCAAAATGGACATTTTAAAAATGTCCAAAATCGAAAATCCTTTTCCCTTTTGGATGCAAAAATATGTAAAAACGCGAGGTTTTTTGTTAGCCACCCAGGATTTTCGATGTTTTTACTATCTTTTTCGGAAAATCCATAATCAAAAAATGAAAATCTCAAAAAAAGGGGGTAAAATAAAGGAGATAATTTAGATATTGGGCGCTTTCTTATAAAATTAATTTTTTTACTATTCAAAATAGGGGATTCTATTTTTCAAAAACGAATATTTCAAAAATAGAGGATGATTTATAGTTTTTATGGGCGGTCTGGCTTTCTACATTTCATATGTATTTATTTTATCACGACCTTCAATAATAGAGCGGACTAGACGATGCCTTCCATTTATAAGGTGATATACAGGCTGTTTTGATTCTTCTCCTTGTATTTTTATACCAGTCTTTTTTCCATTTACAAGGTGTGGGGTTATATCAAGAGGTTCATATTTTAATAAACGGTTGAACTTTTTCGGTTGGATACTCATCATATTTTCCATACGACCAAGAGGAAATGTGGTGTCTTCGCCTTTTTCTGTATAAAATCCCGACAATAGTTGTTCAGATATGTCTGGTTTTAATTCGGTTACTGCAGCCTTTATGTTAGGAGTGAGTAGTATTTGTTTCAAGTATATTTCTTTTGGTTTATATGTTTCTGGATTTTTTCCTTGACTTTTAAGATGGTTTAGATATCGTTTTTCTTCTGTTCTTTTTTTATGAGCTTTTGTTCTTTGTCTTAGTGTTTTATATGTTACAGTGTGGTTATGAGACTTGCTTTTTCTTCTAATGCTTCTTACTCTGTTTCGGTTTGTTTTTCTTGTTCTTTTATTCAGTTTATAAAGTTTTTGTTTTTTAGTTGTCATTTATATAAATATAACACATATAATAATATCAAATAAATATAAGAATAGATATGAATAAAGAAACTATAGATATGAATCAAGAAAAAACTGGTAAACTAGACCCAAGATTTATATTTATTCGTGTAAAGACAAATGTGCCTGGTTATCAAAGTTTCGCGTTCAAACCATTTATGACTGTTCCAAGTATGAAAGACGAAAAGTTCATCAAAGAAAATGATAATAATGTTTATTTTTATGCTTTGAAGAAATTAGACAAGGAGTTGATTATAAAAGTGCCTGATAGTGCTTCTGTGTTTTTTGAAAAATCCCTCTTTAAATGTCTCTTGAACTTTCACGGAAACCAAAAAGAAAAATCGCTTGATTATGCTACAGAGTATGGATATGTAGATGCAAATATCCAAACATTATTAGATACTTTGTTCCCACAGGATGGAACTGGTAAGTTTTATATCCAAACAAAGAACGATATTTTGGTTCCATATACAGTTATAAGCACAATGTGGACAAAAGGCGACTGGATGTTAGATGGAAAAGGTTCCAATAAGCTTCCAAATAATATAAAATATGGTTCGTCATATACAGAATATAATCCAAATGATATTCCAAGTGTAGATGAAACTTTAAATCCAGAATCGGAAAATCCAATGGTCAATAAAGAGTTTGTAAAAGAACCAGAACCAGAAATACCAATAGCCATACCTGTAAAAGAGGAAATACCAGAAGCTATACCAGTGGCTGAACCAGTGACAGAACCAGTACCAACCCTAGTGGCAGAACCAGTAGAAACACAAAAAGAACCATCTGCCCAAGCCCCACCTGTTACAACAACACAAGAAGATGGATTGTTAAAGTCATATAAATATTTTGGGTTTGATGGTCCAGTGGATATAAAAATGGTTCTGGATACATACACAAAAATGGCGGACCAGTTAGACTTGATGGGTTTGATACAAGAAATTAAAAAACGAACAGAACAGTTGAAAACCATAAACAATAATTACTTTTTAGTGGAAGATGTAATTGATAAACAAACGGCGCCTGTTTTTGATAACACAACTATAAACGCTTTGTCCTATTTTTCATTGGATACAAACAGCACTCCTCAACTTACCAAAGACGAGTTTGTAAAATTATTTGATAGTCTTGCAGTAAAGTTTTATAACGACCCAGTCCTTATGAATAAGATAGTACAAACAGTAAATAAGTTAAAAGACATGAATAGTCATTATGATAATATTTTGAAAAATACGGCGCCAGCGCCACAAAATACAAACAATCTAACTGGAGGACAGAACTCCGAAGAAAGCCAACAAGTAAAACTAGCAAGAGAACATTTGGAAGACGTCACAAACAGACAAAATGGCCCTCTCGCTTATTATATCACTGTTTATCTAGATTTAGAAAAAGGGTCGGCATTATCACCTGAACAAATGAAGGAGTTGAAATGTAGAAAGGTATGGTCTTCCGTTCAAAAGTCATATGCCGAGTTGATGGGACAAAGTTATGAACCAGATGTAAATGAAGAGAATAACCCTGATGTTGAACAGTCAAAAGAAGTGTCGCCAACGCCACCACCACTAAAACAGGACGATGTTGGAGGTAAAAAACGGAATAAAAAGTATAAACATTTATTCCGGTTATAAAAGGTCTTCTAAGAAGTAGCTGCGGCAAATGGAGCGCTTGATAAGCCAGCGTCTTTTTCCACATCAAACTTCATAAACGCATCTTGCTGCGCCTTTTTCTGTTTATCTCTTTTGGCTTTTTCCAATACAGCAGTTGCTTGGGATAACTCTAATTCAGATACCACCCCATCATCATTGGTATCCATTAACTTGTGAAGAACTCTATATTGATGAGGAACTAAACAAAGCGAACTTTCTTCGTTGAACAAGTATTCGGATAGTATAGTAAACACCGCAGTAAGTCCAAGAGCAGTATAAATATCACGAGTACCCATCCATGCCATAGCAAAAACGAGAATCTGTTTACTTACACTATATTTCATATATTCCTCAGTAGATTTACTAAACTGGACGGCGATTACTTTAGAACCAATATTCAGTAAAATCATTACAACGCCTGCAAAAAACTTGCTACTATTTAAGAACATGACATGCTGGTTAATATAATGAAAAATATTGAAGGAGCTGTTTGTAACACTGGTTGCTGCTCCACCACTTTCTACGAACGAATTTGATTTGATATTTTTATTTGATGAACTCTTTTTAGCCATATATACTCTGAATATAATATTATATACTCATAATATTATATTTCATATCGATATTTATATTGATATCAGTTCTTATATAGAAGTATACATCGATGTATACACTTCATTAAATGAAGAAAGACTATCTATGTCTACTTTTTTACCGTTGTTATAAGAAGGCAGTTCATTGGATAGCTTGCCTCTTTTAATACTGTCTTCTAAAGTGTATATATCAAATCCTTCTTTAGCTACTATTTTGTTGTCCGATGATAACTTTTTAGGTGAAATCGCAGAAGATGTATTTTTATTATCAAATCCTTCCAGTTTAATCAAGTTACCTGAAGATAAGTATGTAAACACGATGATAACTAAAAGAACACTTATAATACCAAGTGACTTATTACAGAAGGTGATAAATATAATGAATATTAATATAAATCCGCGACCCAATTTAGATTCAGAAAAAAAGGATAATAGTTTTGACTGGGACAAAAATACAACTAATAATAGAAGTAAGACAACACCTAAATTATCTTTTGTAACCAATAAATTACTCATATATAATATTCTATATATTATACTTGTTTATAAAAATATAAAATAAAAATATTAAATATTCAAAACCGAATAATGATACTTTACAATAATTAAATTACAAATATCTATTTTAAGTGTAACCATTATTTTATTATCTTAATTTTTATTAAGAATGTCTTTAGCAATTTTTGCTGCTCCATTTGGAAATGAGAATGATTTTAATAATAATATAAATCAAAAAAAATCACATAATAAGACACAAAAAAGATATGACAATTATAATGGAAATAATACATATAACAGAGCAAATGGGATTGGTTATAGTAATGTAGAAACAACATCTTCCAAAGTAAAAAATGTACTACAACTTATTCATAACAATATGAATGATAATGATAGTGACGATGATAGTGTTTTAGGAGATTTTAATCCACCAGAAAAGCCAGTTTCTTCGGGTGTAGAAAGAACAATTGCTACTGAACAAATGCAAAACCGTATCAATGATTCCAATATGGCATCTATGAACTTATATAAAAACACTCCATCTACAAATACTTATAGCCCAGGAACATTTGATAGTGGAAGAGCACAACCACAGACGGTTGATGACTCAAATAGTAGTTTTGATATTAATAGTTTGAAAACGAACTATGGTGATAAACAAACTACCGAGGAGTTTTATAAAAAATATGTTCCAAACTATAGCAGTGTTTCTTCTCCAGAAGAACAAAGATATAACAAACAAGTAGTAAATACAAATACAACATTAGCCTCTTCTCAAGGCGGCATTTCTCCTATCAATGACACTATTTTGAAAAAACTAAACTATATGATACATTTATTGGAGGAGTCACACGATGAAAAGACGGGACATGTAACCGAAGAAGTTATACTGTACTGTTTTTTAGGAATATTTATTATATTTATAGTAGACTCCTTTGTAAAAGTAGGGAAATATAGTAGATAATAGAATAGGATATTATACAACAGTGTATTATACATTAGGGTATTATATATTGGGTATTATAGCAATTAATATTATGTAAAAAACTATTTAAACCAAACAAAGTTTATAATATATAATATTAATTCAATTATTCATTCAAATGGCAGAAAATGTCTTATTACCATATGACAATATAAATATAGAAGAAAAAGGAGAGGTTTCTGAGTTAATAAATGAAGTAATAGAAAGTAAAAATGTGCAAAAAGAAAGTAGAAAAAAAAACGAAGGTAAGTCAAAAAAGAACAAAAGTGAGAAGAATAATGGGTCATCATCATCATCCAAAAAAGAAGAACCTATTCATTTGAACCAAATAAAGAAACCTACACCACAGCCTTATGTTTCCATTACGCCTACACATCTTGTTATTCATAATACTTTTCAGAAAACATACAACTGTAATAACTGTTCTGACGAGCCGTATATGATGAATCAAACTATTATACCACCAAAAGTATATATGTTTTACAATAAGGAACAAGCCCAAGAGTTTTATAGTGATTACATAAATGATATTGATGAGATAGATGAGAGATGTAAAAAAGGCCAAGAGATAGAGCATGTGAATTACTGTATTTGTGGAGTATTAGAACTAGATGAGGACGGTAATCCAGTGTTTTTCAATAACAAGAAGAATCATATTTATTTATTGGAAGTTGCAGGAACAATTATGTCTGTTCCATATAAATTGAAGCACGAGATTCATACGATGAACTCTACTATTTCCAACTTGAAAAAGTATAAGACACTCAGTGGAGAACAAATAAACAAATATATTCAACTAGGTAAAATGTGTGAGGAGTGTTTGAATGATAACACAATGGAGAATGATGATGAATAAAACAGTGATAAAATAATAAAATATATATTTCAACACAGAATATATATTTTTACTTCTTTGGCCTTTCCATATTTTTCATTGTAATATAATATCTTAATTAATTACTGCTTTACCTTAATATATAAAGCATCACCCCAACCATGCTCTGTCATTTTCGTAATAACCCTTTTAAAGTTGTATTGAGATAAAAATGTATCAATATCTTGAATTAGACCACAGCCTTTGTACAACTCTTTTTCATTTACTTCAAGATACATGGCATCTACATACTGAATATAATTAGTAGAACCTTTTAAAGCCATCAACTCTGCCCCTTGAATGTCAAAGTTCCAAAAATTATATTTACTACCATCTATGTTATTTCTCTGAAAGAAAGTATTTATAGTAACACTTTGTTTAATCATTTGTCCAATATATACAACCCATGGATGTTCTTGTGCGTGTGTACCAAACTCAAGAACACTGGATGACTGTATGTTATTTGATACATTGAACTTTACAGGCTTATCATCTTCATCTGTAATAACAGCATTATAGACATTTGGAATTCCTCTTGCTCTTGCTTGTTCAACTTTATTATCATAAGCATCCACCCATATAACATCTTCACTTTTTATCCCTATTCTATTATAATAAACTAGCTCTTCACAGTCATGAGCACCTACATGAAAAACACCATTCACACGTATACCATTGGAATACAATACATGTATAACTTCATCAAAAGTAATAAGCATTTTTATATAATAATAGTTGTATGTTCTTTAATATATTTTCATTATATAGTCATTAAATCATAATAAAATCAACACCTTTTTCAAGTTTACAAACTCACTGTATGCAAAATTATAAAAAAAATAAGCCGTAGGACTTATATTAGATGGTCTCGTTTTTCGCACCAAGTCTTCAATAATAATATGGTTATGAGAAAGGTTTTCCACGGCTGCGAAGCCAAACATATATTTTGCGGAAATGTCCCAAAATCCTATTTTGAACCCGAGTATAAACAACTTGTCTGTTATATCTGATTCGGAAGACTTTATAGAGGCATAACAGGTGAGTATTTCAAGAGTGTCTTCGATTAAAACACACGACTTTCTGAAAAAATAAGCAGCACATACTTTGTTTGTGTTTGATAATATTACCTTGATAAATATGTTGTTTGTTTTGACAAGTTCTATCATATTCCCGACATCTTGTTTGATAGAAATATCAAAAATCCTGTTTTCATTCTCTACTTCTTTCAAAAAATCCCACAACACATTCATATTTTGTACGGTGATATCAATCAGTCTTATCCCATCGACACTTGGAAGAGACGGTGGTTTCGTCCATTTTTTCACACTGAACCCATATGTCATATAAGTACATAGAGGTACTATTCCTTTTACCCACGAACCTTCTTTTTTGAATAGAGAGATAGATATTTGACGGTTTGCATAGGACTGGTTATATTCGTGGGTTTGTATAAGCTGGGCGGCTAACCCTTTCTTACGGTGACTTTCATGGACACATAAATAGTCTACATAGTAAGCATCAAACTTGGCATTCGGGTCTCCGTTATGTATTTGTATATGAACCGGTCTCGTTGAAATAGTTCCAATGATTTCTTCGTCATTTATAACAGAATTTTCATTGGTATTGTTATTATAATGAACATTCATTTTTTTCACTGGTTCTTTATAAAAAGAAACATAACACTCGCTATTATGTCCTTTGAACTGGGGAAGTAAAAAATCCTCTGTTGGAACAAATGCGTTCAACGATTTTTTAGAAGACCCAGAAACTTCCACCATATTATTCAAGAAATGTTCTCTTAGTAATTTGACCCATCTGTTTTTTGTAAAGGGTTGGGAAGATAAAACAGCGTTGTAAGGAATAGTTTGTATTTTTTCAAAGTTGGTATATCTGTTTCTTTCAGGCAACTCTTTCCGTATAATACCTTGTCTTCTAAACCCACCGAAAATACCATAGTTATGATATACTGGTTGAACTGCCCAAAATCCTAGTTTGTATCTAAAATAGGCAATATAGAATACATATATACATACGATTGTTAATATAACATATGGTAAGTTGTCAATAGTTTTTAATAAGATATATTCTTTTGTTATCAATGTATTGGTATTTGTATTTGTATTTGTAGCATTTATTGTATTTATATTTATAAAAGGTATTCTTATGTCAAATAACTTATTCATATTATATTTATCAAAATAATCTATTTTGTTTATTGTTTATAAATATAATACATAACAACTCAATAATTATTGAGGTTTAACTAATATATACAAGTATTGATAGTCATATTTTACATTGGATAAATCTATTCTACCTTGAATAATAAAACCAGCATCTTGTGCATTTGATAAAATATGCTGCGTATCTTCCATATACAATGGATGTTCCTGTTTTCTAACTTTCGTTTGTTTTCCTTCATCGTCCTTAAACACAAACTTTTCTGAGAAAGTACCTTTATTATTCTCTTTATCCAAGTCAAATTCGGAAGTATAGTCAAACTTATTAAACTTCACGTTTGTTTTTGTGATTCTATTTGGCGCATAGTTCTGTGGACTCAACGCTAGTCTTGGACTTCCACTTGGTAACATAGGGTCAAACTGTTCTCTATCAACTAAATGAACAACTAAATAACCGCCAGGCATCAACCATTTGAAACAGTTTTCAAAAAATGGACTCTTATCTTTTATATAATAAATAGTAAAATACAAACATAGTATATGGGTGAATGATGCCGCGCGAAACTGGTCTGCATTACTAGCATCGCCTTCAATAAAATCGTATTTAGGATAGTTCTCCTTTGCTTTTCTTACCATAGCAGGGGACATATCTAAACCTGTAACCTTATGTCCTTTGTCTGCTAGTTTTGCTACATGGTGACCAGTGCCACTTCCAATATCCAATATAATACTTTCCGAGGTAGGTGTTGTTTTGTTTATTATTTCGCCCACTTCATAGTTGTCTTTCAAATTATTATATACTAAATAGTCATAGATTTCGGCGTAAAAATCATCATATACTTGTGGAGCACTTTCGTGTTTAAATATAAACTCGTCGCTGTCTTGGAATCCTTCATAAAGATATCCGTTATTTTTGTTTGAACCACCTTTGGATTTATTCAAATTTTTGAATATGATTACTAGAATTAAAAAGAAAACAAGAAAGATAAGTATCTTGCCATAAATAGATGTTTTATTATATACATGGGTAAAGGATTTTAATGGATATGTCAAGTAACTTAGTGTACTTTTCATGCTTTTACTGTTAAAATCTATATTCAGTTTCATTTTTAGTATTGGCGTCTATATGTATTATTGTTATTTTTTTTATATAAAATGAATATAAAAAGTATTTTGTTTTCATTCTAAATGAGTGACTATCGATATGACCCATATGAATATAATATGAATACAAATGCTAATATAAATGCCAATACAAATGCTAATACAAATGCCAATGATACATATTATGAACAGGAAGAAGAATACAGTGAAGAGAGCCACGACAATAATAAAAAAAACTACAACTATGAACCTAATAATATAGGGAGAGTTTATCATAGTTTCAAACCTTTACCAAACACAGGTGTTGTGAATGATAAAGAAAGTACACTAACACAGAATAAAAAATTAGTAATACCTCGTGCAGAAATAAATGATGGTCGCGCCCCTTCTGAGTTCAGAGGAATCACTTTCTCCAAGTTCAAAAAAGCCGATGTAAGAAAAGAGTTATTAAGTAGTTTACTACAATCCAAAATAGAACCTGCGTGTTATTGGAGTGCAGAACTAATATGTGCTGGACATTTTGAAGAATTGTGGGATATTATCATTCATTTTTATAGCAAGCATATTCATTCAGGAAACCCTAAATTAGCCGTCTACTTAGATACAAAAGTAGGAAGGTTCAAAGATATTATCCATAATGGATATGAAGGATATGAAATAAAAATTAGAAATAATGAAAAGGTAAGGCAAATGTTTTGTGAAATAATGTGTTTGTTATGTGATGCGAAAAGAAAACATACATTCGATACAGTGAAGATAAAACACGAGTTCTTTGATATTAGTACTCTTTCGGATAAGTTGAAAGCGCCGAATGTGATGTATAGTGAGCTAGTTTTTATAAACGGGGAAGACCCAAAAGAATTGTTTATTGCTGTAAATGAAATAGTTTATCATTTGACGGCGGATAATTTAATGGATATTTGTTTTTGGATAGAGTGGATAATAGAGTATGATAACTATATGCGTTCAAGGAAGCAGACACTCAAATGTAAAAGGCGTGCATTTATCCCTGTTGACACGAAGTTACAAATGGAAGTAGTGTGGATTTTATGGGACATATTTTTCAAAGTGTGTGATGAGAATATACATTTGAAAAATGGGAGGCTAATAAAAAGCATTGTAAAAAGTTTATTGAACTTGTTTTGTCTAAGGTTTACGGTTGCTTGTGTAAAAAGAAGAAAGTCGATATTGTATTTTGTTGCGTCTATTTTAGTAGAGGGTGTGAACATAAATGAAGAAATTGTGCGTTCAACAGAAAAGGAAAAGATAGCGTCAATTATTTCAAAAATAAATCTTGTTTATGAACAGCTGAAGAAAAATGAAGAAAAGCCTTCTACAGACTACTTGTTTGCAAATATTCGTTCTAATAACTTAGAAAAGACAATTGAACAATTGGAAACATTAAACTCGCTTGGAGATAGTTTTATACCAAGGATAGAATAGAAAAGTAGAATGATATGGTTATGACTTTTCTATGGATATGATATGGTTATTGTATTGATATTATATTGATATATATATAAGAAATGGCAAAGTCAAGAAAAGCTAGCAGAAAAAATACAGGAACTCGCCGTTCTAAAAAAGGTGGAAAAGGCCTATTAGACTCTTTTGAAAAGGAAATAACACTCGTATTTTTCCAAATCCTTCTTATGATTAAGTTGTACCATTGGAAAACATATAGTTATGCAACACATAAAGCGACTGACGAGTTATACGGCAGGTTCAACGAACATATGGATAGGTTTATTGAAGTTCTTTTAGGAAAATCAGGGTCTCGCATAGACTTGTTGAATGTAAAAACACTTCCCCTTGTAGATTTAAGTAACCATACACAGTTGAAACAAAAAGTAGAAGACTTCAAGTCTTACTTAGTTGACCTTACAGATAACAAGGCAATGAAACTAATGTCAAATACAGATTTATTAAATATTCGAGATGAAATTTTAGGTGACTTGAACCAGTTTTTGTATTTACTAACTTTTAAATAAAAACATTGTAAAAATTGTAAAAATAGACAAACAAAAAAACACAAATAAGTATAATTGAGTTTTTGGTTTATTATTAATTTATTAAACTATATTAATAATATACATAACTATGGAAAACATAAGTAACCAAATAGAAGAAAGTATACAAAAATCAAGTATCCCAGTTATAAGTAGCGAACAGACGCCTAGTACTACTGCTTCATCCTCATCTGGAACAACTGGATACATATTCCTTGGAATACATTGGTCTATATGGTTGATAATACTAGTTTTACTTTTTGGCTTATTTGTTATTGGACTGTCTTTATTTGTTTCCAAAATGAAAGACTTACGAACCCAGTATAGTAGTTTCTTTGATATGTTAGATATGTTTGGTAAAATAGGGTCTCAACAGAATCAAAAAACGAATAGTGAAAACCAGCAAGGTATCGAAATGGTTGGAAGTAACAGTTCATCTTTAAACAATCCTACCCCTATAAATAATAATGACAGTATGAACCAAAATATGTTTGGAAACTTGTTGAATAAACCGACGCCATCAAATCAAAGTGTAACAACGCCATATATAGAAGACAGTAACACCAGTAGTATACAACAAAAAGGGGGGAAGGGATTTTGTTATATAGGTGAAGATAAGGGAACTAGAGTTTGTGCGAGTGTAGAAGAAAGTGATAGTTGTATGTCTGGTAACATATTTCCAACAAAAGATATGTGTATTAATCCTAGTTTAAGATAAGAGATAAGAAAGAGACAAGAGATAAGAAAGAGACAAGAGATAAGAAAGAGACAAGAGATAAGAAAGAGAC